AAAGGTGCTAAGAAAGCTCGTAGAGATAATACGGACTTTACTGAGTATTCTAAAGGTGGGAAAGTCGGACTATATGAGAACATTCATAAAAAGCAAGCACGTATTAAAGCTGGCTCTGGTGAAAAGATGCGTCCTGTTGGATCTAAGGGTGCGCCTACTAAAAAGGACTTTATTGAGTCTGCTAAAACAAGGAAGAAAAAATGAGTACATTAGATAACGTAGAATCAACAATTTCTGATTTCCTACAACAACAAGTTGCAGCCCTTACTAAAGAATCTACAGCTGCTGTAGCTGAAGTGCAAGCGGTTACTACCCAAGCTGCCCAAAAGATGGTTAGTTTAAGCGCTGATACTTTAAACCAAGTAATTGTTATTCTTAGCAACTTGCACATTAAGCCTGCAATTTTGGATGAGTTGAACAATCTAGTAAGTAAATAATGTCTACAACACAGTACACATCTGGTACTTCGGGGTTTAATTTAGACCTCACAGAACTCGTAGAAGAGGCTTTTGAGCGCTGCGGTATGCAGGACCGTACTGGATATGACTTGCGTACTGCTCGTCGTTCTATCAATCTAATGACGATTGAATGGGCTAATAAAGGTATTAACCTTTGGACTGTTGAAGAAGCTGCTATTCCACTAGTACCAAATCAAGGTATCTACGCACTTCCAGTTGACACAATTGACATTTTGGATGCGGTAACCCGTACAAGTAATGCTAGCCCAACTAATCAGCAAGATATTAATTTAAGCCGCATTTCAGAATCTACCTACTCGACTATTCCTAATAAGTTAACTACAGGACGTCCTATTCAGATGTGGGTTAACCGCCAGTCTGGGAATGCTGATGCAACCACTTATACAGTAGCTAGTGCAGTTTCTGCTACAGATACAACGATTACTTTAAGTTCTACCCAAGGTCTAAGATCAACAGGTTTTATTCAATTAGACTCAGAAGTTATTGCCTACACCAATATTGTAGGAAACCAGTTACAAAACTGTTGGCGTGGTCAAAACGGCACCACAGCAGCTACCCATACTGTAGGAACTGTTGTCTATAACCAGTATTTGCCTTGTGTGAACATCTGGCCTACCCCCGCTAGCGGAACAACTTATACCCTCGTTTATTGGCGTATGCGCCGTATTCAAGATGCTGGCAGTGGTGTTAATATTGCCGATATCCCATTTAGATTTGTTAACTGCTTTGTAGCTGGGCTTGCTTACATGTTAAGTGTTAAGCTTGCTGGTGTTGACCCACAAAGAGTTATGGGGTTAAAAGCAGATTATGACCAACAATTTGACTTAGCCGCCCAAGAAGACAGAGAAAAGGCAAGCATTCGTTTTGTGCCTAGGAATCTGTTTTATGCGAGGTAAAATATGCCCTCCAAGTATGCTTCTGGTAAACATTCAATTGCGGAATGTGATCGCTGCGGTCAAAGGTATAAATTGGTGGAGCTTAAAAAGCTTACCATCAAGACCAAACAGGTCAATATAAAAGTATGTCAAGAATGTTGGGATCCTGACCAACCTCAGTTACAATTAGGGTTATATCCAGTTAATGACCCACAGGCAGTCAGGGAACCAAGACCGGACATTAGTTACTACGCTTCTGGAGTTGATAATTTAGGCAATATTTCCGGTGGTAGTAGGGTGTTTCAGTGGGGTTGGAATCCTGTTGGTGGTGCAAGTCAGTTTGATACGGTATTAACCGCTAATTATTTGATTGCAGCCTGTCAGGTGGGTACGGTAACAATATCAACAAGTTAGGAATAATCATGGCATACAAAAAAGCAGGCGACGGACGCGTAGTTAGTAAAGGCAAAACCGATGTAAAGGTTTACCCTAATGACGGTCCTAAAGTAATTGACAACGGCCCAAAAGCCGCTAAAAGCAAACTAAACCAAAACTATAAGTCTATGGGTCGTAACTTGGCTCGTGCGGCTAATCAAAGAGGTCGTTAATCATGGCTAAAAATATTCCAGCAACTACTAAAAATAGTCCTGCTATTAGAACTGGCAATGCTAAGAACGCCAAACCAGCTGAAGTTTATGCTATGAATGGTACTTCTGTTAAAGATGGTGAAAGCCCATTTGAGACTTATGTAACTGAAAAATCAGCAAGAGAAGCAGACTTGACAGATCCAGTTCCAAACGGCGTAAGCTATGCTACTGCTAAGAAAAGAAGTGTTGGCGTAGAAACTCGTGGTAATGGCGCTGCAGAGCGTGGTCGTAAGGCGTATGGTCCTTTAGCGTAAGGCTTTTATGGCAATGAATTACACCCAGTTGTGGCAAGCAATTCAAGACTACAGTGAAAATACTGAGGCATTGTTTGTTAATAACATCCCACGTTTTGTTATAGAGGCTGAAGACCGTATATATAACAGCGTACAAATACCTGTGTTGCGTAAAAACGTGACGGGTACACTCACGGCTGGGAATCAGTATTTATCGTTGCCTTCTGATTGGCTATCTAACTATTCTGTAGCTATATACACATCCGACTACACCACAGTGCCTTTCACGTACCTACTAAACAAAGACGTGAACTTTATCCGTGAAGCTTACCCAAGCCCTTCCTCACAAGGTACTCCTAAGTATTACGGACTATTTGGACCCCAATACACTAACACTAATAGTCTTTCGCTTATTATGGGACCAACCCCAGACCAAAGCTATCAAGCAGAATTACATTATTTTTATTATCCAGTATCTATTGTTCAAGGTGTAGCAGCTAATGCAAACATCACTAATACTGGCTTTGGATACACTAACGGCTACTATACAAACGTACCATTAAATGGCGGTTCAGGCGCTGGCTTTACTGCAGATATCACTGTAGCTGGGCAGATTGTTACTAGCGTAAGTATTAGAAATGGTGGTAACTTTTACGTTGCTAATGACGTGTTGACTGTAACTAACTCTTATCTAGGTGGTTCCGGTTCTGGGTTTCAGCTAACAATTAATACAATAAATAACCCTACAGGCACCAGCTGGCTTGGTACTAACTATGACCCAGTTCTATTCTATGGCTCCATGCGGGAAGCTATGCTCTTTATGAAGGGCGAAACCGATTTGGTCAAATATTACGAAGATAAATACCAAGAGTCACTTGCCCAGCTTAAACGACTTGGCGACGGCTTGGAGCGGGGCGATGCCTACCGCGATGGTCAAACTAAACTTATGGTTAAAACATGACAATCCAGCAAGGTCAATGCAATATATTCAAGCAAAACTGCCTAAGTGGTTTAGAGAACTTCGCAACAGGTACTCCATACACTTATAAAATTGCCCTATATACAGCAGCCGCTAACCTAGACTACACAACCCTAGCCTATACATCGGTTAATGAGGTTGCGGGTACAGGTTATACAGCTGGTGGGCAGGCATTAACTATTAATCAGGTGCCTACCTATACCACAGGCACCTCAACGGCCTTTATTTCGTTTGCCAACGTAACTTGGAACCCAGCTAGCTTTACCTGTAGAGGTGCTTTGATTTATAATAGCACGACAAACGCAGCGGTTGCAGTACTAGATTTTGGTAACGATAAAACAGCAACGACCACATTTACGGTTACTTTTCCAACGGCTAGTTCCACAACTGCCATTATTAGATTTAGTTAAGGAGTTTTTATGAGTGACGAATTTGTAGGAATGGGTGATACCATAGGAGCCAGTGCTTCATTTGGTGGTGGTGCAACCGAAACTGTAGGCTTAGAAGGCACTTATGTTGCTACTTGCTATGATGCGGATGGTAACGAAAAGTGGTCTGACACTATTAAAAACTTGACCACAAACGTAGGCCGTGCCAACTTAATGAACTCGTATTTTGCAAATACTGGTGGTGGTGCAATTGTTATGGGTCTAGGAGGCGCCAATGGTTCTTCAACATTTACACCAGCGTATACAGATACTCAAGCATCACACGCTGGTTGGTATGAGGTTGGTAATGCTAACGCTCCTACTTACTCTGGAACCCGCAAGACCCCAAGTTTCTCATCCGCAACTTCTGCTAACCCTTCCGTTCTGTCAACCAGTGCTGCAGTGGTGTTTAGCATGACAAGTTCTGGAACAGTTTATGGTGCGTTTATTAACGTTGGTGGTTCTACTGCCATTGATAACACTACAGGTACTTTGTTTAGCATCGGTGCGTTTACTGCTGGTTCTAAGACTGTAACTTCTGGCGACACAATCAACGTTACATACACACTCAGCGCAGCTGGCTAATAGGAGACTAACATGGCGTTAGTCTTAGCAGATCGTGTCCAAGAAACCACG